ACAAAATTCTAACACGAAGTTTCATTACTATTCCATAAGACGCAAACAAAATAGTCCTGCTAACCATACATCTTCTTATACTACCACTTTTGGTACAAGCCGTTCGACTACCACAACTTTTAGTACGTCACACGCAACCACGACTACGTTTAGTACGTCACACGTAACCACGACTACGTTTAACACAAGTCATTTAACTACCACAACTTTTAGTACATCCCACTTAACTACCACTACTTTTAATACAAGCCGATCTACTACAACTACTTTTAATACAAACAGAACCACAAACAGGACAACTAACTTTTATGCTTGATAGCGAAATAACAGGCAGCATTTCTGGACAACTCGAATATACGACAAGAATGGAGAATGGGGACGAGAGTGTTACAGGTGCATGGAATACAAAATACAAACCTCTACAACAAGTAGAAGAGTATTTAAAGAGTCGCTGTAAAGATATAGGCTTTGACTTAGCCTACGATGTAACAGCAAAAGAACCATTATTCTTTAGAACTTTAAACTATACTACATATGCTGGTTTTTTAATAATACACCCACTGGCTTGGGAACAGTCAATGCGTCAAATGCAAGACGCTTACGCAGATGGTATTAAATCAAAAGGACATATAGACTATATTAAGTCTGTAATTAAGGACACAGATACTTTTTCTAAATATTCTTTTAATGATACAGTTAAGTGGGAGGAGCCTACAGAGGCTGTTGTTGTTTTACCAGGTGGTAATAAGCTTAAAAAGCATACATGTATAGGTAAACTACAAAAGATTTGTGATAGGCACGGTGATAATATTGTTTTAAAAAAACATCCTGTGTCACACGATGAAGCGTATCAAGAGTTAGAACAGGCATTAAATCGTAGTGTTTGGTTTGCATCACCTAATGAAGATTTATTTCATTTAATGCAACAGGCTGATTATATATACTCCAGTATGCTAAGTGAGACAGCTTTAATAGGTCACGTGCTAGGTAAAAAAGTAGATCATTTTGACTTACTACAAAATAGAGACACAGCCTCTTTCATACACATAAACTATTATTTATTTTCACATGCAGACCCTTTAAAATGGGCAGATCAAACTTTCGCATCTCCAAAGTCTGGTGTAGTACATCCTGATATTGACAAGGATTGGAAAAACAAGATAGACTCCTATCTAGACTACATCATGCAACTACGCTCCTTCTACGAGGATGCGTATATATGGAGATAATAAATGGTAGTACATGTAAAAGATGATACTTTAAATCCAGAATTCTTAGATTACGTAGAAAGTATTTTTAAAGAATTACCAGATCAAGACGGCTTAGTTGGAAATGATCGCGGTGAAGATAATAGTACAGTAAGGCGTTCTACAGTAAAAATTACATATGATTCGAATATTTCAAATCACCTGTGGACATCTGTTGCAGAAGTTAATGCGCAATTCTATGGCTATGATATTTGGAATAATGCAATATTACAGTACACAGAATATCACGGCAGTAATAAAGGTCACTATGACTGGCACGAAGATGACGGTTTTGCAAGCTGCTTAGATAAAAAATCAGTAAGAAAGATGTCTCTCAGTTTACAGCTTTCTAACCCAGAAGAGTATGAGGGTGGTAATTTTGAAGCCTCTGGAATTGATATAACTCAAGATATTAAAAAACGAGGAACTCTTATAATCTTTCCTAGCTGGGTACCCCATAGAGTAACGCCTGTTACTAAAGGCACAAGAAAGACTTTGGTAGCGTGGTTTAGCGGTCCTTCTTGGAGATAACATATAAAGAAGAGAACTTATGAGTCTATCCTTTGCAGCATACTCAGAGACTGCTATAGCAGAATCTACTACTACTCTTGATGCCTCTGCCTTTATGACAGGGGCTACCGCTTCTGCATCAGCAGGTACGTTAGCCTACGATGCTAAAGCGTCTACAGATGCTCTACCTGCAGCTACGGCTACGTTTACTGCTGCTGCTTTTGGGGATGTAGATGCTCAAGCAAACATAACGTTACCTGCTGCTACAGTTGTTATATCTTCGGGTACGTTACAGCCAAATGTTGATGAAGACTTAGTAAGCGTATCAGCAACTACAGCTGTAGGCCCACTATCTGCAACAGGTAAAGCTAACGTCACACCAGCAGGAGCTACATCTACAACTGTTTCAGGTACACTAGATTACGATGCTAAGGCTAACATTACTCTTGATGCAGCTACAGCAGATGCAGACCTTACAGTAAATGACCTTTCTGATGAAGACGCTCAAGCTACAGCAACATTAAGTGGTGTATCTGCAACAACAACAGCTAACTGGGATACAGAAAACGGTATTTACGCAGTTCAGGTTATCTACCTAGAAGATGATTTTGAAAGAACTAGAACAGTCAACATTGTGCCTTATGGCAATTACAAAGTATATGTTACACGATAGGATATTATAATGGCGTACAAATGGCCTGACCTAGACCCAAATGAAATTCAAGCTTACAGTGTAGACTGGTCACGTTTTCTTAATACAGATGATACTATTTCTAGTGTTGTATGGCTTGTTGACGGCACTATAACAGACAGCTATGAAACAACAAATGGACTGACTCTTATTCAGCCTACTAGTACAGGTACAGTATCTACTATTCGTATATCAGGGGGTAATGTAGGTACTAAATATAAAATAGGCTGCAGAGTAACTACCGCTGATGGGTTAGTATATGAACGCTCTGTATACTTAACGATTCGGGAGCAATAATAATGGCTTATGATTTTCTTGGATTAGTTAATGATGTTAACCGTAGACTTAATGAGATAGCATTAACAACATCTAACTTTGCTTCCACAACAGGGTACTACGCTTTTGTTAAAGAGGCTGTTAACTCTTCTATTCGTCACATAAATCAAGAAGAGTTTGAGTGGCCTTGGAATCACATAGAAGATGAATTTACCTTAACACCTGGTACATCTCGTTATCCCTATCCTATTGATGCTAAAACTATTAACATGAATACGTTCCGCATCAAACGCAATGATACTATAGGTAACCCTACAGTTAAACTAAAGATCATGCAGTATGAGGAATATCTTGACAAGTACATAGATAATGAGTATAACTCTAGTGCAAGTTTACGCAATACACCAGAATATATTGTTAGAACACCTAGCAGAGAACTTATTTTAGTACCAACACCTGATCAAGAATACGAACTCGTCTATGAATATTACCAACTAGGTTATGACCTAGAGCTTCACAATGACGTTCCCACCCTTCCAGAAACATACAGAAACGTAATCGTAGACGGTGCTATGTACTATGTGTACCAGTTCCGTTCAGACACACAGATGGCATCTTTATCGCAACAACGCTTTGAAGATGGTATTAAATACTTACGTAGCCAACACATAAATCGTACCCAGTATGTACGTGACACAAGAGTACACTACTAATGGCAACACAATGGCAGACATTTCCTGTAGAGTTTAGAGGCGGTTTGCTATCTAACATGAGCTTGTTACAGCAAGGTACAGGCGCGGTTGGGTCTGCTTCTATTCTACAGAACTTTGAAGTAAACAAAGAAGGTGGCTACTCTAAGATTCGCGGCTTTGAAAAGTTTAGCAGTTCAGAGATTCCAGGTTCTGATGCTGTTTTAGGTCTAAAGGTTGTATCATCTGGACGCATGATTGCTGCACGTAAGCTAGATGCTGATGCAGTAACAGAGTTTCAAACAGCTACAGCAGATGTAAACGGTGCTATTAGTGCTACTACAGCCCTTGTGCTAGATAACAATGACGGTACTATTGAAGAGGGTATGTATGTCACAGGTACTGGCATCTCTGGTTTAGTAACAGTAGCAACAGTAACAGATCAAAATAACATTGTGCTTTCCTCTGCACAGACATTAGCAGATGATACTACCCTAACATTTGGTACTTTTGCTTCTACTGATGTAGGAAAGACAGCATACTATTACAGCACTGGTACTAATTGGAACCACACAGCATTAAGTGCTAATACAAACGGTGGTAAGGTACGCCACGTAACATATAACTTTGACGGCACAGAAAGAACAATATTTGTAGACGGTGTTAATTATCCAAGCATATATGACTTACAAGCTAACACACAGACTTTTCTAAGTGCATCTAGCACTAACATTAATACGGATGTAGAAGGTGCAGATTTTGTAACTATCTTTAAGCGTACTGGCTTCTTTGCTAAAGGTAACTTGCTTTTATTTACAGCACCTTTCACTGTCGATAACTTTAGCGTAGCAGATGGCGCTGGTTCTATTAGCTTAGCAGAAGATATAACTGGACTAGCAGTATTTCGTGAGCAGCTTATCGTTTTCACCACTGACACTATTAGTCGTTTGACAGGTAGCAGTTCTGCTGATTTTAGACTAGACCCTATTACAGAGAAGATTGGCTGCATTAATGGTGATACTATTCAAGAGGTGGGTGGTGACATTATGTACCTATCACCTGATGGTATTCGCCAATTAAGTGCTACAGATCGCATTGGTGACTTTGCTCTTGATGTTGCATCTGACAGAATTAAAGAAGATGCTAATGACTTCCTAGGTGGCACCACACAGTTTGCATCTGTTTTGCTAAGAGGTAAGTCACAGTATAGAATCTTTGCCTTTAAAACAAGTCAACGTCCAGCGTCATCCAAAGGTTTAATTGCTACTAAGATAAACACACAGGGTTCTTCTGGTATTGAGTGGTCTACTACTATGGGTATTAAAGCTTATGTAGCGGATAGTGTCTATGCAAACAATACGGAAACTATAGGCTTTGCTCACACAGACGGTTACGCTTATGAGATGGACACAGGTAGTAGCTTTGGTGAGGCTGATGGTGTAGGCATTCCTATCGAAGCTATCTTTGAATCAGCTTATATGCCAATCAATGACCCCCAAGTGAGAAAAACTTTCTACAAAACAACTTGGTTTATAAACCCTGAAGGTTCCATTAATTTAGACTTCAATGTTAAGTTTGATTTTGAGTCTAAGTCACGTAATAATGTTGTACAACCAGAAACCATAAACATCGCTACAGCTGCTGCTGGTATCGCACTCTTTGGTGCAGGTGCGGTTTTTGGTGCTACTATTCCACCCGCTGGTACATTTGGTGGTACGTTAGAAAAAATATATCCCACTAACGTAATTGGTTCAGGCAAGACAGTAGCATTAAGAATAACAGACATTTCAACTAACCCAACATTTACTCTGGATACAGCTGTCCTAGAGT